TCAAAAAATTTCAAATTTCCCTCCTCAAACGGCAAGTTTATTTGCCCCCCCCCCCCCCCCCCTCAATACATTCCCGCCCCGCTGAACGTTTTTACATCACCAAAAGGAGTTAGCGACATGGACGCACACGCCAACGAATACGCCGCAGCGGTAAGCGGCATGAACGACACCTACGGCACTGGCGATTTCGTCAGCGGCGAAACCGCAGGGCGGCGCTGGAGTGGCCGCGTGGAGTGGCAGGAAGGCGAGTGGCTTTCGGTCAACGTGGATGGCGCTTGGGTTCGGGTGCCGGTTCGAGACATCACGCACTGAGGAGATTCCCCGGTGGAACCGGGTGCAGGAGGCGATCGTGCCGCGAACCGATGGACCGGCAAGCGGCTTTCAAAGGACGAAAGACAACGAAAGGACACGACAATGAGCACAGCACTTGCCACGCAGCAGGCACACGGATTGACGCTGCAAACCTTCGACGACGCATTCCGGTTCGCCAAGATGGTGAGCGCTTCGGACTTCGCCCCGAAGGACTTCAAGGGCAAACCGGAATCCTGCCTGCTGGCGATCCAGCACGGCAGCGAAGTGGGGCTGTCCCCCATGCAGAGCCTGCAAAGCATTGCCGTGATCAACGGCAGGCCGACCATTTGGGGTGACGCCGCCCTGGCCTTGGTGCAGGCTTCGCCCGCCTGCGAGTACGTCAAGGAGTACATCGAAGGCGAGGGCAAGCAGATGGCCGCCGTCTGCGAGGTGAAGCGCCGGGGCTACCCGGCTCCCACCGTGGTCAGGTTCAGCATGGCCGACGCCGAGAAGGCTGGCCTGCTGGGCAAGTCTGGCCCGTGGTCGCAGTACACATCCAGAATGTTGGCCCTTCGAGCAAGGGGCTTCGCCCTGCGGAACTCGTTTGCTGACGCCCTGCGTGGCCTCATCACTGCCGAAGAGGCACAGGACTACCCGCAGGCTGCCCCGACGCCAGCCGTCACTGTGTCGCAGCCAGAGCCCCCAGCGGCGACAGAGCCGAGCGTGTACCAGAAGGCGATGCAGTCGATCGTTCGAGCCAAGACGCTCGACCGGCTCGATGACATCCGGCGCAAGGTTGCCGAACGCCTGGGCGACAAGTCGCTGACGAAGTGGGAGCACGACGAGTTGGCGAAGGCTGTGCTGGACAAGGCCAGCACTATGGACAACGGCACCGAGCATTTCGACGCACAGGAAGTGGCAGCGGAGGCGCAGGCGCGATGAGCAACTCCAACCCTATCTGCCGCTCGATCAACGAGGGCCACCCGCCCACCACGGCCGAGTGGAACGAGTGGGAACTCAAACAGGCAGGCCCGGCGCGACGTTCAGCTGTCGCGCCGGGAACCGCCCCCGGCGTTCCCGATCCCGTGCCAATGCTCACTCAGGAGCAGGTTCAGCACCACGCCAAATGGCTTTACGCCACGGTGATGATGCTTGTGGATGCACTCGACCGCGAGGCGTGGGATGGCCGTTGGACCAACCGCCTCATGCACGCTCACACGTTTGCCAGAAACACCCTTGAAGACGCAGCGAAATACCAGGAACCAACCGATGCCGTGGCACTCGACGTGGAAACAAATGAAGAAGAAGGCACAAGCCCAGCCGAAGGGCAAAACCCGCCGCAGATCATCGTCAGCGGGAACGGCGGCCAAGCGGGAGAGGCCGAAATCCACCGCAGTTCAGGGCCAGACTCCGAAGGCTGACTGCACCGAATGCCCCACGTGACGGGGCTAATACACGTTGACAGACAAGGCAGAGTGGCACGGCAGCCACATCACATCACGCAAGGAGGCATCTATGCCGCAGGTATTTGAAGACATCCAGATCGACGCCGAGTTTGCCGCACTCATCCCGCCGCTGTCTGCGGAGGAACGTCAGCAACTTGAAGACAACATTGTTGATCACGGCGGCGCACGCGACCCGCTGGTCGTGTGGGCCAGCAAGGGGACGCTCACGCTGCTCGACGGCCACAACCGCTATGAGATCTGCACGCGGCTCGGCCTGCCGTTCGACGTTCACGAGATGCGGCTTGGCAGCCGCGACGAGGCGTCTGACTGGATGGACCGCAACCAACTGGGCAGGCGTAACCTTCACCCGGATGCGTTTACGCTGTTACTCGGGCGGCGCTACAACCGGGCGAAGAAGGCGGCGCATCGGCCGGACAAGTCGGTAAATGTTACCGAGTTATCGGGCGTCACTGCCGAACGTCTAGCCAAGGAGCACGGCGTTACCGAAAAGACCGTCCGCAACGCTGGCAAGTTTGCAGAGGCAGTTGCGAAGGCAGAACAGATTTCTCCTGGCATCGGGCTGAAAGTAGCACACGGTCAGGCACCAGCGCGGGCCGCAGTAATAAAGGCCGCGGCGCTGCTGGAAAAGTCGCCAGACCGAGCCCGCCAGATCATTGATGGCGGGAAGAAGATGGCGGACGTGATCCGCGAAGAGAAGCGTGCGGAGGTCGTGGCGAAACTGGAAAACGTGGACTCACGCAAGGCCAAGGAACTTGCGGGCCAGTACGACGTGATCGTCATAGATCCTCCGTGGCCTATGGAAAAGATCGAGCGAGACGTTGCACCGAATCAGGTGGCATTTGAATACCCGACGATGCAGGAGGGCGAACTGGCATCAATGAAGATGCCGACTGCCGACGACTGCCACCTCTGGCTCTGGACGACGCACAAATTTCTTCCGATGGCCCTGCGGCTTCTTGACGCATGGGGATTCAAGTACGTCTGCACTTTTGTCTGGCACAAGCCTGGTGGATTCCAGCCGTTCGGCCTGCCGCAATACAACTGCGAGTTCGCTATTTACGCCAGGCGTGGCACGCCTCAGTTCATCGACACCAAAGCGTTCCCCGTCTGCTTTGAAGCATCACGCGGGAAGCACAGCGAGAAGCCAGAGGATTTCTACGACGTTGTGCGCCGCGTCACCGCTGGCCGCCGCATTGACATCTTCAATCGCAGAAAGATTGAAGGATTTGATGTGTGGGGAAAGGAGGCCGACTAATGACGGCAACCTATACGCGGCAGCGAGCGTGGTCTGACGCCCTGCTAGGTGAGGCCAGAATGCTCGTTGGCTTTTGCACCGTGTCGGCAGCCGACCACGAAGACGACACGGAGCGTGCAACAGACCTGCGATGGTTCAACACCAGCGGAGCACAGTCTGCGCGTGTCGCATGCAGGCTCCGTGACCACAGTTACTTCCTTCGGTATCCAGACGAGTTCACTATCCGATCGTATTCAAACGGATACCAAACTGAACTCGACAAAATCATGGCCGGTCACGGCACGCATGCGCTGTATGGATTTCGCACGCCTGACGGCCAGCACATCGCGGCGTGGAGATTCTTGGATTTGTTTGTCTTTCGCAGCTGGTACTTCAGCACGCAAAAAAGTGTTCTTGAGGGCCGCATGCGGCAGCAGTGGTCTGTTCAGGACAACGGAGACGGAACCAAGTTTCACGCCTTTAAGTACGACGCATTGCCACAAGGATTCGTGATGTTTCAGGGCACAGGAATGCAGGTGTGCGACAACGCAATGGTGGAGGTTGATTTCTAAGTATGGCACTGATGTCACAAGACGTTTACTTGACTGTCGAAGACCTTCGCGTAATCCGTGACTCCCTTGATTACTCGGTGCAGCGGGTAGGCGACTACCAGCACCTCCAGCATTCACACAAACGTGACTCGCTGCGGCCAATCGAGGCGGCAAGGGACAAGGTACGGGCGCTGATAGCAAGCAGGAAGGTGGCAAACAATGGCCGGTGAATGGATTCCCCTTGACTGCAACTTGGGCACGAAGCCCGAGGTGCTCGAACTGGTGGACGAAACCGGGCTGCCCGTGGAGGTGGTCTGCTGGCGTCTGGTTCAGCTGTGGTCCTGGGCTGCGCTGAACTCCCCAGACGGCACGATCCGTGCCACGCCTAAGCGGGTGGCAGCTGTCGCTGGTGGCGACGAAGCCTTTTGGCTGGCTGTGGAGAAGGTTGGCTGGGTCTCGTTTGCCAGCGGAAACATCGTGATTGAGGGCTGGGACCGCAGGTTTTCAGGGTCTGCCAAGGCCCGCGCCATGCACGCCCGCAGGCAGGATTCGTACCGGGGGCGCTCGCGTGACGCTGCACCGTCACAGGGGTGTGACGCACCACCGTCACCACAGGAGAGGAGAGGAGAGGACAGGACAGAAGAAGAAATACAACCGGCTGCGCCGGTAGCTACGAGCGAACCGCCGAAGCGGCGGAAACGCTCGCAGCACCCCGATGCCGTTTCTTGGAATGCTGACGCAGGATGGCAGCGGATCACGGACGCAGACCGCTCCGAGTGGGCGGCAGCCTACCCCGGTGCCGTGCTCGAACAGGAACTCGCCAAGGCAACGGCCTGGCTGAAGGCGAACCCAGATCGTGCTGGCAAGCGGAACTGGCGGGCGTTCATCGTCCGCTGGCTGGGGAAGTGCCAGGACAGAGGCGGCACGAATCGCACAACCGGAACCCGCCACGATGACAAACCACCGCCCAAGGTCTGGACCGGGAAGGATGCCGAGGCGTTGGAACTCACCAGAAAACTTGCAGACGCAAAGAGACTCAAAGAAGGAGCTTTGACATGACAACGACCCTAGAACGACGACCGCCCACGGAACGCCAGCAGGAAATCTTCCTGTTCGTCAAAGCGTTCCGCGACCAACACGGCTACTGCTGCTCGGTTCGAGAACTGTGCCAGCACTTCGGCTTCACCTCGCCCAACGGTGCTTGGTGCCATCTCTGGCCCCTGCGCCGCAAAGGCTGGCTGACGTGGGAAGAGAACCAGAATCGCACCCTTCGCCCGCTGGAAGGCGGTGCCGCATGAGCGAAGACCAGCTGCCGGAACTCCCGGCACCGATGACGGTGGCGGATATGTGTGCCCTACAGGCGTGGATGGACCACATCGACGACGACTCTCGGCTACTCCACGAACACGCGGCCGACACGATCCGCAACCTGATGAAGCGGTGCATGAAGTTGGCCCAGGTAATCGAACGCATGGAGGCCAGCAATGTCCGTTGAGCAGATCGTGCTTGTCTGTGCAGGTTTTTCCGCAAACGCCTTGACGTTCGTTCTTGGCGTGATGGTTGGTTTGGCTCTCACTACTCGAAAGGATTTGAGAAATGACAACAGCAACGAAGGAACGAAAAAAGACCCGGCCCATTGGCACACCGTTGAACGCCGCTGACTTGAAGGCGGCGCTGCACGCGGTGTCCCCAGCGGTGCCGAGCCGCAGCCCGAAGCCGATCCTGATGAACGTGCGTCTGGGTGACGGCCACCTGACGGCATCCGACGGCGAGGTTCAGATCCAGTTCGAGTTGCCCGAGTGGACGGGTGAAGCCCTGCTTCTCCCGCATGCCCGTCTGGCTGCGATCCTTGCTGCCGCTACGGGCGATCTGGTGACGTTGGCGGCTGGGGACACCAGTTGCACCGTGTCGGCGGGAGCGGGCACCTGGACGCTGCCAACGGAGGATGTGCTGGAGTACCCCGCTTGGGCGGTTGAGGGTGAGAAACCTGTGACGCGACTGCCGTGCGACCAGTTCGCCCGTGCGGTTCGTGGCGTGGTGTTCGCCACCGATGACGACTCCAGCCGGTTCGCCTTGGGTGCCGTGCTCTTGGACGTGGTGGGCGAGGTTGTCACGTTTGTTGCCACGGACGGGAGAAGGCTGTCAGCCGTCGAGTGCGAGCACGACCTGGCGGTGGACGACTCGCAGACGCTGGTGCCTTCGCGTGTGATGGCGATTCTCGCGCGGCTGGCAGCGGTTGCCGGGGATGCGTCGATCCAACTCGAAGCCACTGCCAACGAACTGGTGGCGACGGTTGGGGCTGCCACGGTGACGGCCCGGCTGGTCTCGGGGAGGTTCCCCAAGTGGCGTGACGTTATCCCCAAGGTGGACATCCAGCCCACCACGGTGCTGGCGTCCGATCTGCTGAGCGCCACCAGGGCGGCGGCGATCTGCACCAGTGAGGCGTCGAAGGGTGTGGATTTCGCCTTCGCGCCCAACGGCATCTGGCTGCACGGGCAAAGTGCCGAGGCTGGCGAATCGTCGGTTACGTGCCCGCTGGTCGAGTTCGGGATCGAGTGTGCTGTGAAGCTCGATCCGATCTATGTGCGCGAGTGGCTGACGGGGCTGCCTGCGGATGGCGAGCCGACTGTGAGCGTCCAGGCAATCGACTTTGCCAGTGCGGTAGTGTTTCGCTGTGACGATCACACGGGC